CAGCGCTGCGCCGACGTGGCGTGCCGTTTCACAATCCGTACCGAAAGACGAACGGTGCGTGGAACCCGATGCGAGGAGGAGTCGATCGGCTGCGCGCGCTTCTTTCCGCGATCCCGGCAGACGGTGAAGTCTCGAGCGGATGGAACGCGCGCGATGCGCGCAAGTGGATTGAACTCCTCGAAGCCAAGTCCGCGCTCGTGCATGGCGGCAAGGCGGCGCTGACGCGGCTGATGCAGGAGGTGGGCGAGGTGGAGGACGACGCGCAGCGCCAGCAGGCCGTGATGTTCGGCGGGCCGCGCCGGCTGACGCTCGGCGATCTCGCGCGCGTGATCCACGGCGAGCACCTCGCTGAGCTGTCGGCCGCGATCGACGCGCGCGACGGCATGGCGGCTATCCGTTGGTTCGAGCGCCGATGCCTGCCGAGCAAGCGCTCCCTCGTCGACTACGCGATGGGCGTCGCGTTGAAGCGCGGTATCGGTGCGCTGTCTGAAAGGCCGCGCGTGTGCGTCGGCACCATCCATAGCGTCAAGGGCGGCGAGGCCGACACGGTGATCCTTTCGCCTGACTTGTCGGCCGCTGGGCACAAGGAGTGGAGCACGCCCGGCGATGCACGAGACGGCATTCTGAGGCTCTTCTACGTCGGCATGACGCGCGCGCGGCAGCGACTCGTCCTGACGCGGCGTTCGACGTGGAAGGCAGTTGACCTGGACGAGTTTGCAGCATCAAGGAGAACGACGTGAACGGTACGACATTCAATCTCAGCGACGACCAAGTGCGCGCGGTCGACGCCATCAGGGGCTTCTGCCGCGCAGACGGCAGGGACACCGACTTTGTCCTGGGTGGGTTGGCCGGCACCGGCAAGACGACGGTGTCGGGCAAGCTGTCGCGCGGCGAAGTCGACGGCGTGAGCGTCGCGGCTGTCGTAGCGCCGACGGGCAAGGCGGCGAGCCGGCTGCGCGAGCGCGGCGTGGAGAACGCCTGCACGCTGCACGCACTCCTCTACAACTTCGGCGGTCAGTCGGAGAACCTCGAGACCGGCGAGCGCGAGCTGAAGTTCTACGACAAGGACGTGGTCCACGTTGGGCACGGCATCATCATCTGCGACGAGGCTTCGATGGTCGGCAGTCGAGAGATCGACGCGCTGCGCGGAGTCGGGCGCCGCGTGCTGTGGGTCGGCGACCACGGGCAGCTCCCGCCGATTCGGGGCGACCTCGGCCTGATGCTCAGGCCTGACGCGGTGTTGGAGAAGATCCACCGACAGGGCGAGGGCAGCGACATCGTCCGGTTCTCTCACGCGCTGCGCAGCGGCGAGGCGCCGCAGTTCGTGGCGAACGACCTCAAGCTCGATGCGTCGAAGGAGGTGCGTATCGTGGGCGCTGGAGGCGGGTCGAGCGCGATGGCTGCCGTGCTCGAGGCGATCGAGCAGATGCCGGCAGCGCAGGTCATCGTGCCGTACAACGCGCTCCGGCGTCGCATGAACGCTGCGCTCCGTAAGCGCGCGCTCGCGCAGCTCGGTTCGACTCCAGACCCCTGGGTCCAGCAGGGCGACCTGTTGATCTGCACGCGCACCGAGTACGCGATCGGCGTCTACAACGGCGAGCAGGTGCGCGTTCACTCGGCGAGCGACTGGAAGGACGAGAACGGCCGCGTGACTGCGCACGTTATCGGCGCGGTCGGCGATCGGCCGATCTCGATGATGGTGCAGATGGTCGACGAGGACTCGTCTATGGAGGAGCGCGAACGCGGCGCGCCCGTGCTGGTCGACTACGGGTACGCCATCACCTGTCACAAGGCGCAGGGCAGTGAGTGGGACGACGTGATCGTCGTCGACCCTGGACGCACCTCACAGTTCGACTTGCCTCGCTGGCGCTACACGGCGGCGACGCGCGCGCGGAGGCGCTTGGTCTATGCAGCCTGAGCAACGCCGCAGGAGCGCGGGCGTGAGCGCGAGCGTTGAGTCGGACGCGACGATCAGCGATTGCGGGCTGTATCGCTACAGCCTGTCACGACGCTGGGGGCCGGGCCGACTCGTTGCGGCGTTCGTGATGCTGAACCCGAGCACGGCCGACGCGAGCAAGGACGATCCGACCATTCGGCGCTGCGTCGGGTTCGCGCGCTCGTGGGGCTACGACGGCATCGAAGTTGTCAACCTGTTCGCGCTACGCTCTCCGAACCCGGAGGACTTGATCGACTCGATGGAGGCAGGGGTCGATCCAGTCGGACCCGAGAACGACCGCATCATCGACTTCGTGGCTGGTCGATCCGCGAAGCTGATCGCCGCGTGGGGCGCACACCCGTTCGCCAAGACGCGAGCGCAGAAGTTCCTCGATATTCGCGGCGTTGGCTCGATCGTCGAATGCCTAGGCGTGACGAAGGACGGTAGCCCGCGCCACCCGCTGTACGTCCGCGCAGATCAGGAACTGATGCGCTTCGATCCGCGCAGGTCAGGCGGTGCGGCGTGAGCGCGAAGCCTCTCGACGACGCGGACCACTCTCGGACGCACAAGCGCGAGCGGTTGCAGCGCATCCTCACGGACTCGGGGCGTTGCTCTCTGTGTCCGCCGCACGGTGGCGAGAACGCTGGATACAGCGCACGGAGTCGCCGCACCTACAGTCGCCACGGGGCACGCAAGCAGAACAAGCGCCCCGCCGCGCGCGCGGGCAACAAGGAGGAAGCGTGAGCAACGAGGATAAGGCAGACATCGTTCGTGAACTCGTCGAGGAGGGCCACGGCGAGTTGCGCGAGAACTACTCCGGTCGCGGCATGTACGGAGCGCGATGCCTCGGCATCGTTACCGACAGTCCCGAGTACGTCATTGAGGAGGCCGTGCTGCGCGGTCTCCGCAGCGCGTGTGTCGACAACATGGGCAAGCAGCACATCGTCTACTGGCCGTCCGTTCGCACCGAGGCCCGCCCGTGAGCCGCGCGGCGCTAGAGAAGTACGGGCAGCACTTGGACGGCTGCCCACGCTACGGCGAGAGCAATGCAGGCTACGGCTGCACCTGTGGCCTCAGCGCCGCGCTCTCCGCGCCCGAGGCGAGCGGGGCGCAAGAGGTCGAGCGGATTATGGGGCTCATCGCTGGCTACGCATTGCGATACGAGCACGGCGAGCCAGTCGAGCCAATCCGCACCGCCGTCACCACCCTCGCGGCGCGCGCGGAACGGGCGGACGATGGGCGCTTCCAGGCAGGCGTCGATGCGTGGATGCGCGAGTGCTTCGGCGACGAGATTGCCCGCGACAAGATGGAGCGCAATCACCGTTTCCTAGAGGAAGCGTTGGAGTTGGTTCAGGCAAACGGCTGCACGCAGTCCGAGTCGCACCAGCTCGTCGATTACGTCTACGGCCGCGACCAGGGCGAGATCAATCAAGAGGTCGGCGGCGTCATGGTCACGCTCGCGGCTCTCTGCTCGGCAAGTGGCGTGTCGATGGAGCTGGCTGGCGAGACCGAGCTTGCGCGCGTGTGGACGAAGATCGAGAAGATCCGCGCGAAGCAGGCCGCGAAGCCGAAGTGCTCGCCGCTGCCAGAGCAGTCCGCCCTCGCGCGCGTGACGGGCGAGCTGGCGGAGGCGCGGGCGGATGCAGCGACGATGCTAATGCGCGCCACGTGCTACGAGGAGCTTGAGCGTGCGCGTGACGACTGGAAGCGCCGCGCAGAGAATCACGCCGAGACGCTGCGCGGGATCGCCTCAATGCATCCTGCGACTGAAAGCGAGCGCATGCGGCAGTGGGCCATGGACGGGCTCAGCGGGTATTCGATGTCGATTCAGTCGACGCTCAAGCGCCTCCAAGACGAACTAGCCGCAGAGCGCACCGCCGCTGCGCGGATGCGCGAGGCGCTTGAATTTGCCGCCAATGCACGGCCTGAGCGCGTCGACAGGGAGCCGATTTATCATTGGCACGACAAGCCTACTTCGCACTGGAAGGCGCAGGCATTCAAGCCATCGGAGCGCGAATTGTTCGATCCAGAGCCCGTGCTTCCATGTAACTGCTATGACGGCGACACGCCAGCGAGCGCGAACGAAGCCGCCCCGCGCCGGGAGACGGGGGCGTGAGCCGTCGCAAGATTGGCCGTCCGCGTCGCTCCAGTAAGCGGGCGCGCGAGATCAGCGTGGTGCTCGAGCCGCGCCACTTCAGGACGCTGAGCCGCGTGATGCGTGCCGCCAGTCTGCGCAAGCGCACCGAGGCAATTCGTTGGTTGATCGAGAACACCGGCCTCGTATGTGCGTCGCCGGCTGACCCCGAAACCGAGGAACCCACATGACCGACACGTTTCGACGACAGTACCGGCCGCTGGCCGACGTCGAGAATCCCGAAGGCGATGGCAACCGAATGCACATCCTTGCGTCTGCCGGCGTGGCCAAGCGCGTAGTAGCATGCTGGGGCGCCGAGCCGCTGATCCAGAAGCGCGCCGAGCATCTCGTCCAGTTTCTTACCGAGCGCGGCATCGTGCTGCACGCGCTTCGTCTCACGCGCGGCGGCTGTCCGTCGCACCCGCTGTACCTGCCCGCGTACCTCCAACCCATCAGGTGGAAGCCATGAACGCCGTCTCCGTCAACAAGATCGCACGCACCATCGCCGCACTACAACAAGTCGAGGTCGGCTCGCCCGAGTACCTCGCGGCCGGTCCCAACGCGAAGAGTTCTGATACGGGTGGGCAAGCGTGCTACCCGTGGGTGCTCGACATGCTCGTCACGCCGCTCTACAAGCGCGGCGCGTTCGCCAACTACGGGTCGCGGCCGTGTCACTACAAGGGCGCAGGCGTCGTGCTGCGCGGAGTGGGGAACGAGAACGCTGGGCGTCCGGTCGACTGGACGCCCGACGACGCGTACGACATCACCGAAGGCTGGCAGGCGGGGATGCGCGTGTGCATCACGTCGACGGGCTTCGTGCTGGTCAACGGCATCGACGTCCAGCACTTCCACCTGACGCCGCTGTTCGCGATCTACGATGCCGAGCCGACGCCGCTTCACGGTCTGCCCGAGGTCGATTCGCGCACGGTCGCCGGCTGCTTCATCCACAGCATGCTCGACTCGCTCGCCGGCATGGTGGCGAAGCTCTCGCCGGCGGTGGACGACTACCCCGGCGACCGCGCCACGGCGTGCATCCTCAAGGCGGCGGCGCAGGCGATGAAGCGCGGGATGCTGCGCCCGGAGAACGCGGCACCGATCATGGCGTACATCGAGCGCGCCATGTTGATCTGGAACGCTGCGCCGCACAGGTACCCCAACGACAAGTACGCCAACAGCATGTCGCCGGCGGTGACGCTCAATCCGCTGTACGTCGAGCAGACCTACAACGGTGGCTTGGGCTGGTGCATCCCCGGATTGCGGATGCTGAAGAACCTGCCGGTCAAGGCGCTGCCCGCCGGCGACTTCCGCACGCGCATCGAAGCAGCGTTGAAGATGTGGTGCCAGCGATTGCTGTGCATCGAGAAGCTGGTGCCGGGCGGTGGCGGTGCGAAGGTGGCGGCGGTGTCCTTCCCCGACAAGATGCTCGGAGTGGCGCCGCAGGACTGGTCGTTGTTGACCAAGGCGAACCTGCACTACACAGACAACGCCGAGTGGTGGCTGGTCCACTCGTACGCGATTGCGGCTGATGAGTTGGCGAACCAGCAGCTCGCCGACGCGCGCGACGTGCTCGTCGACAAGTGGGCGGCGCAATACCCCGGCTGGTGTGTGGGCGCCAACGGCGCGCTGCTCGCCGCCAAGCCGAAGCCAGTTGTGGTGGAAGGATGAGCCAGACCGCCAAGTGTCGCGAGTGCGGCACCTACATGATCGCTGCGCCGTCGGGTTCCGGCCTCATGTGCCCGAATGGGCACGGAGGTATCGTTGGTCGATCGCACGAGGACATCCGCGAGGCGCTGAGAGCCAACCGTACTGATCGCAAGAAGTCGAATCGACGTAGCGAGCTGGACGAGGTGTTTCGCAAGGTGCCGACGATCGAGCCGTACGACGTGTTCGTCCTACGCCATCGCGGGCGCGGCGCGTCGAAGGTCGTGCGTCTGCGCTACAAGCGAGCCAACGGATCAACGCACCTGGGCGTGACGCTCTACCGCGCGGCGCACGCCGTCCCCGTCGAACGTGAAGAGTCGACCGGCGCATACTGCCTTCCTGCCGTTGGTCGAGGTCAAGCGCTCGGCCTCGCCACCGACAAGAACGGACGGCGCAGCCTCGTGCTGCTCTCTCAAGTGGGCGCATTGACGGAGAACAAGCATGACGGCTGATAGCGTCGAAGTGTTGAAGGTCGAACATCCCGGCGACCCGAGTGGACGCGAGCGCAACGCCAAGTGCCCGTGTGGCAGCGGCAAGAAGTGGAAGCGCTGTCACGCCGACCGAGCGAGCAGCTTGGCGCAAGAGGCGTACGCCAAGGAGAAGCGCGATTCGACGCTCGAGGAATTGGTAGACCTTCTCGACCTTCCTCCCGATGCCGCTATCATTGCTCCCGGTAGCGCCCTCGAGACCAGCCAGCAGGCGCCGTGTCTGCCGGCCGACTCCAGCAACGACAAGTAGGAGAACGACTGATGACACTCAAACCGTTCACGGTTCGCGACGTGCTCGACATCGACAAGGGACGCGTGGAGCGTGGACTCCAGCTCGCGTTGGACATGGTCCGCATGGACCTGATCGACCGGCCGAATCTCGGCAAGGCGCGGACGATCACGCTGAAGCTCGAGATCAAGCCGTCGCAGCTCGCCGAGGACGGCACGCTGGACACGGTGAAGACGCGTTTCGAGATCGACCACAAGATGCCGAAGCGCGCCACGCGTGAGTACGACATGGCGGTCAGCGCCGACGGCCAGATGAGCTACAACGACCTGTCGCCGGGCAACGCGCGCCAACGCACGCTCGACGACGCGGCCGACGATGGCGACGGCAAGCCGGCTGGCGACGGAGATGAGGGCGGCAAGGGCAAGGGCGACAAGCCCAACGCGCTGCGCAAGGTCGGCACCTAGTCGGTGCCGACGGAGTCACTACTACAAGTCATCTTCACAACCCAACCCAAGAGAGCAGACGACAAGATGGACATGAGCAAGGAACTGTACGACGGCATCCGCAAGGACGCTGTCGAGGCGCGCAAGATCGGCGAGCAGATCATGGCGCCGACGGGCGCGCGCGAGACGTGGACGCGCAATCCCGACGGCACGATCGAGAAGCACGCGTGGCCCGAGCACGAGCAGGCGGAAGAGTTCCGCGACCTCGACTCGTTCGTCACGCGGCTGTCGGCGCGGGCCGCGACGAAGGGCAAGGCGACGGTGTTCGTCAACCCCGACACGCTGGACGCGACGGTGCTGCTGGGCACGCGGCGTGACGGGCCGCGTCTCGTGCTGCACGTCGCGGCGGCCAAGCGCTTGTGCGCGCTCGGTCGGCTGGCCGGCGATGGCGAGCGGTTCGGGCCGGCCGAGGCCGGCGCGTTCGTGCGCCGCCAGCTCTGCGACGATGGCGAGCTGGACGACGTCGCGCTGAAGCTCAGCGCGGTGTCGTTCGTCAAGACGGACCGCGTCGACGTCAACAGCGGTCGCGGTCACGACACGATGGGGCGGCGCGTGTCGGCCGAGGTCGACGCGCCGCAGATCCCGAGCGCGTTCACCGTGCCCGAGTTCCAGGCGTTCATCACGCCGGGCTTCTCGTCGTTGCGGTTCGCGGCGACGGCGGTGCTGTGCGAGGGCTTGCCGACCGAGCAGCAGGTCATGCTGTGGACGGCTGGCGACGAGTACAGCGTCAACTGGCTGGAGCTGGGCATCGCGGTCAGCAAGACCATCCAGAGCCGCGCCGGCGCCGAGCTGTGCGAGGTGGTCGTGGGCGAGGTCGCGACGGCGGCGCCGCTCACGACGCTCCAACTGGAACCGGAAGACACCTTCCGCAAGCACGCGACGCGCCGCTAGCGCGCTGAAGCAGAAGTGGCTCGCCGGCCTTGCGGTCGGCGAGCCACTGTCCCGATTCCCAAGCACAACATCCATCCTGCGCCGCGAGGCGCTTCGGACGAACAGGAGAATGCCGCAGCGCGCGGGGCGCGTCAACGGCGAATGGGCATGAAGTACGTCATCGGTATTGACCCTGGGAAGTCAGGCGCCATCGCGGCGCTGACGCCGGCGGGCGGCGTGACGCTGGTGGAGCCGCTGCCGATCGTCGGCGAGGGCAAGGGCTCGCGCATCGACGCCTGCAAGCTGCACCGCGACCTGGACCCTGGCGAGCTGGCGAGCAACTGCGTCCTCGTCGTGATCGAGCGTGTCGGTGGGCACATGGGTGACGCGCCCAGCCGCATCTTCGAGTTCGGACGATCGCTCGGCGCAGTCGAGTCCGTGATCGCGCTGCTCGGCATCCGCCACGAGTACGTCGAGCCGCAGCGCTGGCAGGCGGCACTGCTCGCGGGGCACCCGCGTGCGACCTACTCGCAGCGCAAGAAGTCGGCGTGCGTGGTCGCGTCGCAGATGTTTCCCGACGCAGAGGTGCGCCGGCAGTACGGCGACGCCATGCTGATCGCGGAGTACGCGCGTCGTCGCGCACACGCGCTCAACCTGTTCGACTGAGACGACAAGATGCCGAAGAAGCTGAAGCCCGAGGAGCCTGTCCTGAAGGTCGAGCGCGTAGCACTGGCCGAACTGCACGAGGATCCCGAGAACGCGAATCACCACGACGACGTGAGCATCGACGGCATCGCCGCGTCGCTACGCGAGTTCGGGCAACAAAAGGCGATCGTCGTCGATGGTGACGGGAAGGTGATCGCCGGCAACGGCCAGTACCTCGCTGCGCTGAAGCTCGGATGGACGCACATGGACGTTCACCGCACCAAGCTGACCGGCAAGGCGGCGCTGGCGTACGCGCTCGCCGACAACCGCGTGGCGCAGCTCTCTGCGTTCGATACCGAGAAGTTGGCGAAGGCGCTCGAAAAGCTCGATGGGCTCGACCTGTCGGCGATGGGCTTCTCGGCCGAAGAGACCAAGGCGTTGCTCGGCATCGGAGACCTGACCGACGGCGAGAATGCCGAGGCCGCTTCAGACGGACAGCCGAGCGGCTACACCGAGAAGGTCGTCATTTCGATCAAGGACTTGTCGTTGCGGTCGACCGTACGTGACGCGGTCGCCGAGTTGATCGTCCAGCAGGGATGGCAAGGACGTGCAGAGGTCATTTGATCCCGCCCTTCCTTTTCAGCTTCGCGTACACCGAGCGAAGCAAGCCGCTGGCGCACCTCGTCGAATGCCTCGTGGACGCCAAGGTCACCGAAGTGATGATCGACAGCGGCGCGTTCACCGCGCACCGACAAGGTCGCGAGGTCGATCTCAAGGCGTACTGCGCCTACGTCAAGAGATTGCAGGATGAGCCGGCCGTGTGGGGATGCGTCCAGCTCGACAAGATCAACGACTCGCCTACGACGCGTCGCAGCCTACAGACGATGCTCGACGCTGGCTGTCGGCCGATGCCCGTGCTCACGACGGACATGAAGATCGAGGAGGCAGCGGGCCTGGACAAGCCGTGCGGGAAGCTGTGCGTGGCCGGCGCGCTCGGTCAGTGGGAAGGGCACGACGACTGGATCCTTTCGCGCTACCGACGCGTGGCGCGCGAGCTGCCGGGCGCGAAGCTGCATGGGCTCGCGTATGTCCGCTGGCCGACGATGTTCGACGCGTCCCTCGCCAGCGTCGATTCGTCGTCGCACAACACAGGGGGCGTGTACGGGTCCATCACGTCCTTCGACGCGCGCACGGGGATCTCGACGATCGCCGGGGCATCATCCAAGCCGCAGGGGCGCAAGCGCATCGTAGCCTTCGGTAAGCGCTGCGGGGTCGGCGCCGAGCTGGCGCTGCGCAGCACACGCGGAACCGACTGCATCACCTGGGCGTCGACCGGCCTGTCGTCGGCGCTGCTCGCGCGCCACTCGAGGCGGCGCGGGCTGCTCGTGTTCCAGGCCGTGTCAGCCGCCAGCAACATCGCGCAGATCATCCTCGCGGCGAAACACGCGAAACGCGACGGCAGCGGATTGCGATACTTGGCGTACAAAGCCGACATGGAGCGTCTCGTCAGCTTGGACTGGCGCAAGCGCAACGAACTGATGGTCCAGATCGCAGGAGAACTACAAGACCATGAAGTGCTCGATCGTCTGCAAGGTCGTAGTCGAGGGATTCCACAACTGGCCGGCGGCGCCTGATGCGCATGCGTTCCTGCGCGACCAACACCGACACTTGTTCCACATCGAGTTGGTACAAGAGGTCGGGCACATGAATCGCGAGGTCGAAATCATCGAGCGCGCGCGCTCCGTACGCGACCACCTTGCGATGCACTTTGGCACGCCGTGCAAGTTTGGCGAGATGTCGTGCGAGCAGATCGCCGCGTACGTCTTGACGCGTTGGTGCGCGCAGCGCGTACGCGTCCTCGAAGATGGCGAGAACGGCGCGGAGGTCGAAGCGTGACTGACAGCACGAGCCTTCTGAACCGTACGCTTGCGAACCTGCCCGGCTTCGTACGCCCGCTGCTCAACACGGCCGACGCGTACAGTGAACTGGAGGCGACGTCAGAGACGATCGAGCCGCAACGGCGCCCGCGTCTCTACCAGCTCGAGACTACGACGCGCTGCAACCTTGCATGCCCTTTCTGTCCGCGCACGGTCGACCTCGTGAAGAACGGGCAGCGCGACCTGACACGGGTGATGCCGCTGGATGCGTTCACGAAGATCCTCGACGACATGCCGTGGCTTCAGTCGCTCGAGCTGTTCCACTTCGGGGAGCCGTTCATGCACAACATCGCGCCCTATATCGCGGAGTGCGCATCGCGCGGCATCTACACCGTGCTGGCGTCGAACCTGCTGCCGGCGACGAGAGCCAAGCTGGATGCGGCGTTCGATGCCGGGCTGGACTTCCTCGTCATGGACGTCGACAGCCTCGACGCCGCGCGCTACGCCAAGATGCGCGTGAACGGCCGGCTCGAAATGCTGAAGCCGATCGTCAACTACATCCTCACGCGACCCAAGCGGCCGTACTGCGTGGCGCAGACGATCATGGTCGACGGCACGCCGGAGTACACCGAGGCCGAGTTCGTCGCGTGGGCCGGCGCCGCCGCCGACGAGGTGCGCTACAAGTTCCTCGACAGCTTCCGTGGCTCGATCGCCGACGGCGGCACGCTCGGGCCGGATGACGTGTGCCGCGAACCGTTCTACGGCTTCACCGTCCACGTCAACGGCGATGTCGTGCCTTGCGACCGCGACTGGGCCGGCGAAGCGGTGATGGGCAACGTGCTCGAGGAGTCTGTCATGGCGATCTGGACAGGCGAGCGCTTCACCGAGTTCCGCCGACAGATGAAGTCGCGTGACAAGCCGGCGTTGTGCCGCAACTGCCCCGAAGGTCGGCTGGTCAACCTGCGCTCCCAGCCGCACGTCCAAGTCAACATGTTCAAGGGCGCGAGAGTGGAGCACGACAAGTGATCTGGTTCCTTCCCCTCGAGCCGTACCACGAACGCTACACGGCGCAGATGCTGTCGTGGGTCATCGCTGCGTTGGAGCGCAGCAAGCGTAAGTTCAAGACGGTCATCGCCAAGGACGACTGTGGCAGCTTCATCGACGCCGGCATGTGGACCGACGTGAACCGCGCGGCGCGCTGGCGGAACGACCAGCTCGCCCAGATGCTCCGGCACTTGCAAGACCGAGAGCTGAGGAGCGGTGACGTCGTACTGCTCGGCGACGCGTGGTTCCCTGGTATCGAAGCGCTCGACATGGCGGCGAAGATGCAGGGCATCAACCTGTGCTTCGCGGGCTGGTACTACGCCGGCTCGCAGGACCGCAACGACTACCTACGACGAGTCATCCCTGAAGAGGCCGGCGTGTTCGAGAAGATGATCCTAGGCACGACGCTGTCGTATCTCTGCGTCGGCAGCGTGTGGCACTACCACGCCATCACCGAGTGGCTGCGCGCGCGCCAGTGCTCCGAGCCGAGGATCGTCACGGCTGGACTCGCGTGGGACTCCAGCGAGGTCGAGCGTTACCGACGGCCGATCGAGAAGCGTGGATGCACCGTGGTGTTCCCGCATCGCTGGGCGCCCGAGAAGCGGCCGGAGACGTTCCTACGCATGGCAGAGCGCTACAAGGACACCGGCTGGAAGTTCGCCATCTCGACGAGCGGCAAGGCACCGATTGAGCGCATCTCCGAGCACGTCGAAGTCGTACGTCACACGTCGAAGGCTGACTACTACGACTTCCTCAGTCGCTGCGGCGTGTGGTACTCGGCCTCCGACCAGGAGACGTTTGGGTACGCGCTGCACGAGGCCATCGCGCTCGGTCTGTGCATCGTCGCGCCGCGCCGCGTCTGCTACGAACAGATGCTCGGCGGCGACTCGCGCTTCCTCTACCACGGCGACGACGGTGAATCGCTGCTGGACGAGTATCTCGTGCGGCAACGGCCGACGGACCTGCCCGAGCCGCCCCTCGAATGGACCACGAGGTACAACAGCAGCGTGGACCAATTCCTGCAACTGCTACCCTGAAGGAGAACGACATGAACGGCAAGCAAGTGCAGCCTCGTGCTGCGTCCCGCGACCAGCACGAGCTGCTGATCGAGTTCCTCGCGCCGGTCGAGCGCGACGGCGTCAAGATGCACCGCGAGGTGCGCGCGTGGCTCGACCATAGCCGCGAAGAGACGCGCTTCATCGCGGCGGGAGACCAAGGTGCGTTGCACCAGTTCAAGCAACTCGTCGCCGCCGTGCTCAGCTCGATGCCGGAAGGCATGAACCCCGCTCAGGCGATCCTCAAGGACAAGGCGCTGCGCAAGCTCGTCGCGGCCGTTCAGGTCGACAACAACGCGGCGCCCGGCACGCGCTTCGTGTCGTACCGCAACTGGCCGCAGTAGCCATGAACACCACTTCGATTGCGCGTCGCTTCCAGTTCTGCGCCGGCCATCGCGTGCTCGGCCACGAGAACAAGTGCGGACACCTGCACGGGCACAACTACGTCGCGATGGTCCACGTCAGATCGCCGATGGGGTGGCTCGACAAACTTGGTCGCGTCGTCGACTTCTCCGTGGTGAAGGAGAAGGTCGGAGGCTGGATCGACAGCGCGTGGGACCACGGCATGGTGCTGAACGTCAACGATCCGCTGGTGATGGTGCTCGGTGCCGAGCGCGGCAGCGACGGCTCGCCGATGAAGCTGTACGCCACGAAGGAGAACCCGACGGCCGAGGTCATGGCGCGCGAACTACTACAGGCCGCACAGCGGGAGTTGAGCCGGCACATGCTCGAGGTGTGGCGCGTCGAGCTGTGGGAGACGGAGAACTGCGTTGCGACGTACGACGAGTCGCATCAGGTGTCCGGCGTGACCGGCATGCCGATCCTCCCGCCCGACTTCGGCCACAGGCCCGACTGATGTTCGGCGCCGACCCGCAGCGACCCGTGGAGCGCATCCCTGGCAAGGTGCGCGTCCACTCGATCTTCCCCACCATCCAGGGCGAGGGGCCGTACGCCGGCTGTCCCGCCGTGTTCGTGCGGCTCGCCGGCTGCAACCTCGCGTGCGAGTGGTGCGACACGGAGTTCGAGTCCAACGACGAGCTGACTCCCGTGCTCGATGTAGCGAAGGCCGTGGACGACAACTGGGCCGGCCACTTCGGGCACCGGATGGACATGATCCCACTTGTTGTAGTGACCGGCGGCGAGCCGATGCGGCAGTCGCTGGCCGACCTGTGCCATACCCTCGTGCTGTGCTGCACACACGTTCAGATCGAGACGTCGGGCTCGCTGTGGGACGACGGCTTCTTTGCTTCACCGATGCCGATGGGCGTCGAGTTCGTCGTCTCACCGAAGCTGCCGGCGATCAATGAGAGCTGTGCGCGGCACGCGTCGTACCACAAGTACATCGTGCGCGCCGGCGAGGTCGACGCTGAAGGCTGGCCCGCTACGACATACCGAGCCGACGTGCCTCGCCGCACGCTCGCCAAGCCCCGCTACCAACACACCCGCATCTATCTCAACCCATGCGACGATCTCGACAACGACAAGAACAAGGCCAACCTCGCTCAGTGCGTCGAGTCGTCAAGGCTGCTGACAAGACAGGGGCGCGACGTGCGCGTCGGCGTGCAGATGCACAAGCTGATGGGACTGCCTTGACGTTTGGGTTCGTACCTACTGCGAAGCAGATGGCGAGGCTGCTCGATTGCAGCATCTTGTCGAAGGAGTACATGGCGGTGAAGGCGTTGCTGCACCTGCTTGACGACGACCCCGAGCGCGAAGGCTTGCGCGAGACGCCTCGCCGCTTCATCGACGCGATGCTCGAGGCGACCGCCGGCCGGCGCATGGACCCCGCGAGCATCCTCAAGGTGTTCGAGGACGGCGCCGAGGGCGTCGACCAGATGGTCACCGTCGCGAGCATCCCGCTGTGGTCGCTGTGCGAACACCACCTCGCGCCGTTCCACGGCGTTGCGCATGTGTCGTACATCCCCAAGGGCAAGGTCGTCGGGCTCTCGAAGCTCGCGCGCCTCGTCGAGTGCTACGCCAAGAGGCTGCAAGTACAGGAGCGCTTGACCGAGCAGGTGGCAACTGCGCTCGAGACGCACCTGGAGTGCCGTGGCGTCGGCGTGATGGTGCAGGCGCGACACCTGTGCATGGAGAGTCGCGGCGTTCGTGCGCATGGAGCTGTGACGGTGACCACGTCGTTGCGCGGTTCAATGAAACGCGACGCACGCGCGAGAAGCGAGTTCCTCGATATGTGCAGATCGCACAGTTGACGCACGACACCGCGTTACGATTACGCGCGAGGGTGGTGGTCTCGTCGTTGTGCGAGCCGCCTCGCGTATAGTGGGACGCTAGGTATGACCCCCGACAGCCCGCAGCCCGTGGTGGGAGGCCCACACGACCCGCGCCCGAAGGAGGAGTGGCGCGTGGAGGACGGCGCCGTCTTCTACCCGGCCATCGGCAAGCCGGCGCGTCCGCAGTGCACGTCGCGCGCTGGGCGCAAGAAGCGGGAGGCTGGCTTCCTGCGCTGCGAGGGCTCTGCGATGCACGGGCTCAAGGTCTGCTACACGCACGGCGGCGCAGGCGTGAAGAAGATGGAGCAGCGCCGCATGGCCGCTGCGACGTCGCAGCCCGGCGCGCCGTTCACGCGCGGCGGCGCGTACTCGGGCTCGATGTCGGAGGCTGCGCGAAAGCTGTTCCACGCGCACCGCGAGAGCAGCACGCTCTTGCAGACCGAGGACGACGTCGCGTTGATCGGCATGCGCGCTGAGCAGATGTTGGGGCGCGCGAAGGAAGGCGACTCTGTGGAGTTCCGCAGAGATGCGCTCAAGATGTTCGGTGAGGTCGAGTCGGCCGTGCGCGCCAACGACACGAACGCCGCTGCCGTCGCGCTGTCGAAGCTGAAGCGCCACCTCGGCCGTGGCGTCGAGAGCGACCGCGCGTACGAACACGCCGTGCGTCTCGCCGAGCGACGCGCGCACCGTGCCGAACGCGCGCGCGAGGTCGCCGCGCGGGAGCGTGCCAGCTTCAGCATCGAAGAGGTGCGCTCGACGCTGGCGTTCATCGCCGAGACGATCATTGCGAACGCTGGCGACCAGGGGCCGGTGCTCGTCGCGGCCATCGTGAACGGGATGAAGTCGAAGGCGTCGCTCGGCGCCGTGTCATCCGTGCTGAACGCTGGGCAGCGCGCGGAGTCGTAGTCGTGCTGCGACTCAACCTCGCCGACATCTTCCAGGTCGAAGCCCAGCGGATCGTCGAGATACGTCTACGACAGACGCAGGGATCGAAGGCGCCGTATCCCGAGTACGCCAACCGCACGGTCGCGTTCGCGCGTGACATCCTCGGCGTCGAGCCGTGGGGTAAGCAACGCGACATCCTCGACGAGACCGACAAGTGGGATCTCGTCGCCGTGCGCTCGGCCGTCGGCGTCGGCAAGTCGTTCTCCGCTGCAATCAAGGTGCTGATGTGGCTGAACGTCTACGACGACAGCAAGGTCGTCACGACAGCCGGCACCTTCCACCAAGTCGAGGGACTGCTGTGGCGCGAGATCCGCACGCTGTTCTCGCGCTCGAAGCGACCGCTGGCTGGTCGCATGCTGTCGACCGAGTACACCATCAGCCCGTCGCACTTCGCCGTCGGCAAGTCGACCGACGAGGCGGACCACTTCCGGGGCGTGCACGCGCCCGGCGGCGTGCTGTGCGTCATCGACGAGGCAAACGGCGTTCCAGACGAGATCCACGACGCGTGCCTCGACAACATGACGGGGCGCAACTGCAAGCTACTACAGATTGGCAACCCGGTCCGCCGCAGCGGGCGGTTCCACGAGGCGTTCAGCAACAAGCGCTGGCACTGTTTCGCCATCAGCGCGTTCGACGTGCCTGATCCGCCGCCGGCAGCCGGCATGACGACACGCGAGTCGATCGAGCGGCGCCGTGAGCTGCTGGGGCCGTCGTACGAGTCGCACCCGATGTGGCAGTCGAACATCCTCGGGAACTTCCCTGATGAGGGAGACCGCGCGCTGTTCCCGATGTCGTGGCTCGAGGCGGCGGCCGACATCAAGCCGCCGTCTGGCGGTGCGCACCTTGGAGTGGACATCGCGCGGTTCGGCAGCGACTCCTGCGTGGCGGCTGCGCTGTTCGATGGTCGCATGCGCGGGCTCCACGAGTGGAACAAGACCGACACGATGACGAGCGCGGCGACGATCATGCGCCTCGCCGACGAGTGGGGCATCCCTGGTGCGAACATCCACGTTGACGTTTCGGGCGTCGGCGGCGGTGTCGTCGATCGCTTGCGCGAAGCCGGTCGGCCCGTCGACGCTGTCGACTTCGGCGCTGCGGCGCAGGGCGACTGGGACCACCTGATCGGCCGCACCATGCGCTTCCGCAACCGTCGGTGTGAGCTGCACTGGGTCGCGCACCGTCTGATCGAGGAGCGCATGCTGTCGGTGCCCGCGCGCTACACCCGCACCTGGGCCGACCTGATGGCGCTGGAGTGGGACTATTCGGCGAACGAGATTATGACGATGCCGTCGAAGGAGGAGGTGCGATCGCGCATCGGTCGCTCGCCCGACCACAGCGACGCGCTGGTGATCGCACTGTCTCGAGCCAACCCGTTCGGTGCCGGATATCGCGTGCTGTCGGGCAGCATTCGCGGTCGGCCGTCGGTCAACCTTGCGCGCAGGAACGGCACCCACTAGCCTGACTAGCGTGACGCAGAAGAAGGCGAGCCAGTCGCGCAAGGTCTCAACGCGTCGTCGACCGAAGGGAGGCGTGCCTGTAGGTACCAAGCCGCGCGCCTCGTCGACTGGCCGGCCGGTCACGGTGGTGCGCCGCGCGTGGGCGCCGTGGAGTGGAGCGTCGCAAGGAGCCCAAGGAGGTTTCGTCGATCCGCGCTTCGCATCGGAGGAGCTGCGCGACCCGATGACGCAGGAGCCGCTGATCCACGCGTGCGTGCGCCTCGCGTGCAACGCGGTGAAGCAGATGCTGCCGCTGCGTCTCTACGCCACCGACCCGATGAGCGACAAGGCGGCGCGCGAGATCACCAGCGGGCCGCTCTACGACTTGTTCAAGTCGGTCAACCCGATCCTCGACCCCGCGACGTTCATCTCGCACGACATGATGAACATGGAGCTGACCGGCGAGTCGGTGTGGTTCCTCACCGACGAGGAAGGCAAGCCGGTCCCGTTTCTTGGTGACCTGATCGACGTGCCGCACGCGATCTGGCCGGTGCGCGGCGACATCGTCGGGATGGACCTTGACCCGAACGGTCTGAAGCCGAAGTCGTGGACAGCGCCGCACGGACGGCTAGGGACGATGGTGTTTCCCGCCGAGTGCGTCGTGATGCACAAGTACGAGCACCCGATGTCGGCCTTCCGTGGCCTCGGCCCGGTCGCTGCGATCCTTGGGCAGGCGGCGCAGAACTACATTGCGACGCGCTACCAGTCGGCACTGATCCAGAACGGCGGCGACATGGGCGGCGTGCTCGCTGTCGGCGGTCGGCTCGAGGAGGACCAGTGGACGCGACTCGAGAAGCAGCTCGAGGACAAGCGCAAGCCCGACAACGTCAACGACGTGTTGATCGTCGAAGGCGAGGCTGAGTACACCGCGCTGCCGATCGGCGCGAAGGTGATGAGCTATCGCGATCTGCTGTCGTACAACCGCAGCCTGATGGCGATGGTGTTCAACACGGCCGAGTCGCTGATGGGCGGCAACGCCGAGACCTACGCCACGTTCAAGGGGCACCTCAAGGTCTACTGGGAGCAGAAGATCGTCCCGTGGGCGCGCGCGCGCGAAGAGGTCATCAACGAAAAGCTGATCCGTCGGCTACGCGATGCGTCGCTTGCAGGCATGTACGCGCGTCACGACTTGTCGCGCGTCGAGATCCTCAAGGGCGACATTCTCGAGCAAGCGAAGTCGGCGCGCGAACTAATCTCCGTCGGCGTGCCGCCGAACGAGGCGTTCTCGAAGGTCGGCCTCGACGTCAAGCCGATCAAGGACGGCGACGTGTCGTTGGCAACGGCCGGGCTCGTGCCGCTCTCTGATGTCGTCATGCCGATGGCCGAAGACACGGACGACACGTTGGTGGCTGCACCTGCGGCGACGCCCGAGGGAGCACCGGCTGGCGTGACCGCCGTGCAAGATACCGCGCTCAACGGCGCGCAGGTCACGGGGCTCATGGAGATCGTGCAGCTTGTCAGCGACGGCACGCTGACGACCGACGGTGCGGTCGCCGCAATCCTCGTCTCGTTTCCGATGGTCAGCGAGGAGCGCGCGCGGCAGATCGTTGACGGCGCGATCGTCAAGCCGCCCGAGGCCGAGCCGCAGGTGGAGCCGGCGGCTGGCGCCGGTACACCGCCGGCCCCGCCGAAGGAGGGCGAGATGCGCACGCTCAGCGCGGCAAGCGCGCGGCGCTACGAGGATGCCGAGTCGCGCCGCAAGTACGCGTTGAAGGCAGCGCTGCGCGAGGCGAAGCACGCGACTGCGACGAAGGCCAAGGTGCGCAACGTGTTCCAGCGCATGCGCGCGGACCAACTGCGCGTCCTCGAGCAGTACGGCAAGGACGCGGCGGCTGCCTCGGTCGAGCCGTGGAACTTGTCGGTGCGAGGCCTTGCGCCTTCGCAGGTCGGCGAGCTGGGGCTGTGCAGCGGCAGCACCGTCGCGCTGCGTCGGTGGATGATGCGCAACCGGCGCGCGTCGTACGGCGTCGACGAGGCCGACCTCGCCGAGCTGGCATGGCGCATCAAGGCGAAGATCCCCAAGCGCGAACTGGACCGCCTCGTTATCGCGGCGACGCCCGAGTGGAAGGCAGAGATGCGTCGGCGCGTGCGCCCCGCGCTCGAGGACGCGCTGAAGGACGGCCTTGCTGCGGTGGCTGACGACCTCGGCGCCGAGATCCTGCCGCACACGTCACAAGAGCTGGTGGCGTTCATGGACGCCAAGCTGCTGAAGATGGCCGAGGGCGTGAACTCGACCGTTGCGAAGCAGACACGCGCGGCGATTGTGCGCGCGCTGCAAGACGCCAACGGTAGCGGCTCGCTCGCCGACCAGATCCAGGCCGCGCTCGACGAGTGCTCGCGCGCTGTGCGCAACGTCTACAACACGAGTAACCGGCGCGCGCAGACGATCGCCAACACCGAGGTCGGTCAGGTGCAGGCGCATGCGCGGAACGAGGGCTTCGCGAACGAGGTCAAGCATGGCCGGTTGAAGCGCCACCGCTGGGTGACGAGCGGACGCGGGCCTGCTTCTGCCGGCGGCACGGTGCGCGAGTCGCACGTCGAGCTGGACGGCAAGGAGTTCGACGTCGGCGAAGTCATCACCACGATCAACGGCGTGCGCCTGCGTTACGCGCGCGACCCTGCGGCGCAAGGCGTGAACGCTGCGGCCGAAGTCATCAACTGCCAATGCACGATGGTCCCCGTCGATCTCGAGGAAACTGGAACATGAGCGTCACACAACTCCCGCGCCTCAAGGCCCTCACCGACAAGTTGACGCTGGGGCTCGCGACCGAAGCGGACTTCGAGGGCATCCCTGCGGTCGACGTGATGGAGCTGAAGCAACAGCCCCTGTGCGTCGTGCGTTCGGAGGCGTACGAGTCGAAGGTCCACGACTCCAAGTCGCGCGTCATCCGGTACATCGGCTCGAGCGAACACCGCGACCGCGTGGGTGACGTCATTCGGCAGCGCGGGCGCGCGGACGGTCCTGGCGCGAACGGCAGCGGCTGGACGCTGAAGAACTACGCGCGCGCCGGCGGCCCGTTCTTCTGGTGCCACCGCAGCGACGAGCCGGCGATCGGCAGCGCGCAGCGCGCGTGGGTCGACGACGTCGAGATCGAAGGCAAGGTGCAGCCGGCCCTGCTGTTCGACATCCAGTACCTGCTGCCCGGCGTCAGCGAGCTGTCGAACCTCGCGTGGAACCTCGCGAGCGGTGAGGGCCTGCCGAACGGCGTGCCGGCCGTGCGCGCGACGAGCGTGGGGTTCCGCATCATCAAGTCGTACTGGCCGCAGGACGCGGAGGAGCGCGAGCTGCTGAACCTCGGCCCGTGGGGCATCGAGATCCAGGAGGCCGAACTCCTCGAGCTGTCGCTGGCTCCGGTGCCGTGCAACCCGTTCGCCGTCGAGCTGGACGGCAAGACCGAGAAGGCGATGGGCGACGCGCTCGACCACCTCGTCGGCGCCGGGCACGCGTCGCGCGCGGCGGCCGACCTGTGGATCAAGAAGTACGGCCTCGGCCCCAGCGACGCGCTCGAACGCGCGCGCTCGCGCGTGCGCGGCTTCGTCGACATGGGCGCAGCCGTGAAGGTGGCGGCCAACGCGGCGGCGGCTGCCATCGCCAAGGCCGACGAGGATGCGGCCGACGAGGACGAAGGCTGCACGCTGACCTTTTCCAAGCAAGAGGTTGCGTCGCTTCGAGCCGCGCACGACTACAGCGATCAGGCGCTCCAGATCGTCGGTTCCGTGCTCGACAAGATCGACGGCACCGGCGACCAGGACGTGACGCCCGGCGAGCTGTCTCTTGACGCCGCCGTGGAGCGTGTGCTCGAATCGGCACTCGAACGGATGATGGTGAAGTTCGAGCAGCGCATCGCGCAGCTCGGCGTCACCAAGCAGACGGACACCACGGGTGGTGAAGCTGGCGCACTCGCTGCGCCCCCTGGCTCACCCTTGCCCGAGGCGAAGGAAGGCGACACGAAGGTCGTGCCGCCCGAAGCAGCGACGGCGCCGCCCAAGCGGAGCCTCGCGACCCGCTTGCTGGCGCGCTTGTCGTAGCGCGCGAGGCGGGAAACCTCGCACTACTCAGGACAAGGACCATGACCAAGCCGAATGGTGGCGCCCCCGCAGGCGGCGCCGTGATCGAAGACCCGGACGAAGCGCAGCTCGACGTGCTGATGTCCAAACTGGACGACCGCATCGCGAAGGGTCTCCAGGCGCCGCTCAAGGCGAACACCGACGAGATCGAGAAGCTCGTCAAGCAGCTCGAACAGCACAGCCGCGAGCTGAACGCCATCGCGAAGAAGAACCGCGAGCGCGACTTCGTCGGGCTCCACGTCACCGGCAACCCCGAGAAGGACTTCTCGCTCGGCCGCCTGATCGCCGGCGCGACGAACCGTTGGCAGCCGGTCGGCGAGCACAAGAAGTACCCCGAGCGCGAGGTCGTCGAAGCGGCGGGCGAGATCCGTTCGAAGACCGCGCAGTCGGCGGGCTTCGATCACCTCGGTGGCTTCGTCACGCTGCCGGCCGAGGTCGCGAACGAGATCATCGAAGAGCTGGTGGCGGAGAGCATCTGCGCCGACCTCGGCGTGCAGTTCCGCTTCCCGCGCTCGGCGCCGTACATCATCCCGAAGATCCAGACCACGCCGTCGCCCGCGACCGTGGACGAGAACGAGTCGCTCGGCAACACGAACGCCGAGTACAACCGTCTGCAAGCGCACCCGCACGAGTTCGGCGAGCTGATCGAGGTCTCGAATCGCCAGCTCATGTTCGCCGACCCTGCCTTCGACGCCGATCTGCGGCGCCTGATCGCGGAGTCGATGGCGCGCAAGCAGGACTACTACATCCTCAAGGGCAGCGGCGGCGAAGGCGAACCGACCGGCCTGCTCAACATGGGGCTGGTCAACACGGCGGCCGTGCCGACCGACTACCTCGGCACCGGCCAGGACGTCACCGACGCGCTCGAGAACCTGATCGGCTCGCTCGAGGACGACAACGCGCTGAAGGGCCTGCTCGGCTTCGCGTTCCACCCGCAGGCGCGGCGCAAGCTGCACAAGTCGAAGGACGAGGACGGCAACCTGCTGTTCCAGAAGCCGGTGTGGACGCCGGGTGGCGCGAACTTCTCCGGCAAGGAAGGGTCCGTGTCGGCCGGCACGCTGTACGGCTACCGCTACCGCGTGTCGACGCAGCTCGCCGGCGGTGCGACCGCCGACATGCTGTTCGGCAACTGGCGCGACGTCGTCGTCCCGATGTGGGGCGGCATCGTGATCGACACCAGCACGGAGGCCGGCGACGCGTACAAGAAGCGCCAGACGCTGTTCCGCGCGACCGGCATGATGGACGTGCTGCTGCGTCACCTCGAGTCGATGGCGACGTGGTCGAACGCCTGGAACGTGACGTAGTCACCTAGCTGGCCGGCTGCGGCGCGAGTCGCGGCCGGCCGGCGACACCCAACACCTCGAACACCTCGAACACCTCACCCCGAAAGGGGATCCTCTCATGCAGACCACTCTTCAGTACCACGCCAAGCCGGGCACCTCGCTCGCGGTCGCTGGCCGTGCCAACGGCGCGGCCAACGGCGCGGCCATCGACACGGCCGGTTGGGACTCCCTCATCGCCATCCTCTCGATCGGTGACAAGACCGACGGGTCGATCGCCGTGGGGATCGAGCACTCCGACGCGTCGGGCTCGGGCTTCGTCGCGATGTCCTCGCCGTACGACGTGGCGTTCACGGCCGTTGGTGATGGAGCTGCCGGCGCCGGTACGGTCCAGCGCAGCACGATCGAGTTGAAGCACAAGGACCACAAGCGGTACATCCGCTTCGTGGCGACCGTTGCCTCCAACGCTGCTGCCGCGAACTGCCCCTTCGGCATCGAGCACGTTCTGTTCGGCCCCCGCGACTGCGCCGCGATGGCGAACACCGGCTGGGACAAGAACCTGCCGACGCCGCCGTAGCCGTCGGCCTGATAGGCTTGTGCGCGGCCGGTTGGTGCGGGTGTCCGCACCGGCCGGCCGCGACCACTACCAGGAGAACCTGAATGGAAACGACGACCGAGCAAGGTACGACACCCGCCCAGGCCGAACCGAAGCAAGAGCTGGCGCCCGACCGGCTGATGGTCGTGTGCGACGGCCGCTCGCTGCTGTGGCCCGACCGCAAGCTGCGCGGTCTCGGATCGCGCCGCGACCCGAAGGAGCCGTCGCGCTTCACCGTGCCGCTCGCCGTGCGCGCCAACGACCCGTTCATCGGCAGCTTCGGCTACAACCTGCGCGAGCGGAAGCCGGGCGAAAAGGTGTTCGTCCAGCCCGAAGAGGACTACCCGCCGTTCTTCGCGAAGGAGCTGCGCCGCTTGCGTGGCATCGAGGTCGCGTCGAAGGCCGACAAGTCGAGCAAGGACAAGGCGGCCGACAAGATCAAGGGCCGCGACAAGGGCGCCGGCGGCAGCGTGCCGAAGCTCGAGGACTAGCGACCGATGGCCCTCCTCGCGCTGACCACGCTCGAACGCGTCAAGGAAGCACTCACCCTCACGGAGACGGGCGAACAGGACGACGTGCTGGATGGTCTGATCCTTGCGGTGTCGGCAGAGGTCGAGCAGTTTCTGTCTCGGCCTCTGTCGCTCGAGGAGCGCACCGAGCAGTACGACGTACGGCGCTTCCAAAACCGCTTCTACTTGCGCGCGTATCCGGTCACCGAGATTGCCGAGGTCCACTACGACTTGGAGCGCGACTTCGAGGCTGACGACCTGATCGACGCGGACGACTACTACTGCGAGATGCGCACTGGCACGCTGCGAATCGACGATCAGATGGAGGAAGGCGACGGCGTGCTGCGCGTGAAGTACACGGCCGGCCTCGCCGAGGACACCGACGACTTCATCGCTGCCTATCCGCACATCGAGAGCTGGGTCGTGCGGCAGATCCGCCACGAGTTCAACCGACGTACGCAGCCGGGCGCACAATCAACCACGCTGCCCCAGGGCGGTACGTCGTGGACCGGTCAGCTCAAGATGCTCGACGGCCTGATCGCCGTGCTGAAGCCGATGCGGGCACCGAGGATCGTCTGATGGCTGGCGAAGCGGAATTCTCCTGGGCGAAGGGCAAGTCGCCGGCCGACCTGAAGCGTCGGCTTGGCGGGCTGCGCATCAGCTTGGGCAAGGCCATGCTCAAGGGGCTCGGCCGCATCGGCGGCGAGTGGGAGCGCCGCATGAAGGGCTCGCTGCGCGACCATGCATACCGTGGTGGCGGCGGCTCCAAGATGGGGTTCAATCAACGCGTCGGGAACCGCAGCGGCACGCTCTCGAGTTCGCTCGGCTACGTCGTCGAGCCCAACGACATCGACGACGTTGGTGAGTTTGCGAACGTCAACGCCTACGAGGGCGTGCTGGACGACGCGCGCGTGGTACTGCGGTCCGACATGGCGGCGCCGTTCAATTACGCGTTGACGCACGAAAAACCGGGTGTGACGGTGGTCCGTCCGAAGCGCGGCAAGTACCTCACGATCCCGCTGCCCGCCGCGCTCAACCCGTCGGGGACGTTGAAGCAGTCGGCGCGCGCGTACGAGGACTCGTTCGTGTTGCGCTCGAAGAAGGGCAACCTGCTGATCGTGCGCACCAAGGGCAACGGCGAGATCGAGCCTCTGTTCGTGTTGAAGGAGCAGGTGACCATCCCCGGCAACCGTCTCGGATTCCGCGCCACGGCGCGCGAGCTGGTCGAAGGCGACTACGCGAAGGACGTGCTGGTCGAGGCCGCGCGCCGCGTGCTCCTCGACTTCAAGGGGGTCAAGGTCTGATGACCGGCGTGGACACATTCGACGTCGAACTGGAGCTGCCGCTGCCTGTGGCGCACCAACGGCGTGGCGTGCAGACCTCGGTGAAGTCGGGTACGAGCCACCGCCGCCAGACGCAGAGCAGCGTCGCGCGCGCGAGCGGCAAGCGCGAGATGCGCATCTGGTCGCCGTCGTGGCAGCACGGACTCCGTCGTCACTACGACAGGCTGCAAGAGCTGTTCGACGTGTCGATGGCCGGCGCGCTGCCTCTGACGTTCACTCCACCCGGCGAGTCGGCGCTGGACGTCAAGATCGTGCGGGGCTCGTTCGTGTGGGCGCAGCGCAGCGCCAACCACTTCGAGATGTCGATTCAGCTTCGGGAGGAAGTATGACCGACTACCTTCCTGTCGTAACCGGGCAGTCGTTTGCTGGCGGCACTCCCAACGCACAGCAGGCGAAGGGGATCAACCTCTTCCTTCCGAATGGCGAAAAGCCTGCGCGTGGCTACGAATGGATCTTGGCGCCGAGCGGCGCTGGCTACTTGACCAACGACCCAATCCTCTCGATCACATCGACGGTCGAGGTACTACATGAAGCATTGGAAAGGAACTTCGCCGTCGTGACGATGGCGACGACGTTCGCCGACATGGCAGTCCCCGGCCTCGGCAAGTTCTTCCCGCCGGTCGGTGCCACGCTCAACGCGTTCCTCACGCGCGCCAACTGCTATCGCGACGTAGCCCTTGGCTTCCAGCAGGTTCAGCGACTGAGCGCCGCAGGGACAGTGCAGTGGAACCTCCTCAACCATAGCCGTGGCGGCATGTTCGGGCGCAGCGGCCCTGGGCACATGTCGTTGTTCAACGCGCTATCAGTTGATCGCGACCCCGCTGTGGACCCTGCGTACGTCAACGCCTACTGGACTGGGTACACCACGCGCCCGCGCTGCGTCGCGGCGCTGTCCACTGTTCACTACTGGCCGTTCTTCGACCAAGACGGGGCGGTGACTTCTGTTCTGTTCTTCCACGCGGCCGACGGCGACTTCGATGGTGTGCCTGCGATCACGAAGCTGTCAGAGGCGGACCTCGAGCACCAGAAGCACGCGAGTCCGTACCGCTACGGTTTTGACTTCGCAAGCTACCCAGGCCTCGGCGGCATCGGTGAGCAGAACATCAACGCGAGGATGCCAGTCCTGCTATACTCGCCCGGACCTTCGACTGGCATCGAGAGCCAGATCGTCACCGACGGGTTCGGTGACGGTGATTACCACAGCTCTCCCGCGTACCCGATCAGTGGTAGCACGGACTCGCACGGCATGTGGCATCCGGTCGCTGGCTTCAAGAAGCTCCTGGAGCTAAGCGACTGGCACGCGAAGAACAGCGTGCTGCTTCTCAACATCGACAAGGTGGTCCAGGTATCGTGTAAGGACTTGCTGCCGAACGTCAAGGCGGTGCGGTTCATCAACACCGAAACTCTGTCGCGGCACGTCGTCGACTTCTTTGCGCAGCACCTTCGTGGCGACCCGGTTCCGTTTCAGCTTGTCGACGCGGTCGAGGACGTCCTGCGCGGCATCACGAAGGCTGACAACTACTACACGACGATGGGGCGCGTGTTCTCGTCGAATGAGCCGACCGGCACCGAGGTTCGCTTGCCCGCCGCGCGCGTGTTCGTATCGACGAACACCATCGACCAGATGGGGCGCATGCAGTACGGCGCCGTGGTCGGGAAGATGATCGTCGACGTGGTGGTGTGGGACGTCGCCGGCAACGGAGATCAGTCGCGTCACGTCGAGCGGCTGTACGCCGACGTGCAGCGCGCCATCCTTGCGAACCACCAGCTCGAGGACGCCGACGGCAATGCTCGATGCCTGCACGCGCGAGTGGTAGGCTACGAGCCCATGCGAGCTGAGACTGCTGCGGCAGCCGAATGCGGCGTGGCGGTGCGCGTCGAGATCGACTACCGCATGGACCCCAACGACCTGACGATCCCCGTCTAGGAGCCACACATGTCGCTCGGAATGCTCAAGAACAATCGCTTCATGGGTGCTCGCGTCGAGGCCGCCGAAGGCGTCGGCGAGACGATGACGTACAGCGAGACCGGCACGCACGACGGTCGACTGTGGTTCGGCAACGCGCGCATCAACTGGAACCCGACACAGACGCCGCGCGACGTGCATCGGCCGAGCTTCGAGCCTCTGCCGCCCGTGGTCGGTGGCAACACGATCGGCTTGAACTTCAACATGGAGCTGGCTGCCGCATCGGGCGGCGCTGCGACCGAGCCGCAGTGGTCGAAGATCTTGCGTGCGTGCGGCTACGGCCGCCGACCGCTGAAGGTGCTGACGCCGAGCACGATCACCAACGGCCCGTTCGAGCACGGCGAAGAGATCGTTCAGGCGACGTCGGCCGCGCAGGGCATCGTGTTCGGGCGGACGGCGAACGGTTCGACGACGCTCTACGTCATGCAGCTTGGCTCGGCGGCGTTCAACACGGCCAACGTCATCACCGGGCAGCGCAGCGGCGCGACCTGCACTCCTAGCGCGGTAGGTGGCTCGGTCGCGCAGCAGGGGTGGACGCCGGCGACGTTCCCGACGATGGAGCTGACAATCTCCGCGCAGTCCAACACCGCTCCCGTTGGGACGATCATTACGGGCGGTACCAGTGGCGCGAAGGGCGAGGTGCTCTACGCCAACATCCGTGCGACCACGGTAACCGTTCTGGTGCGCCTGCTCAGCGGAGTGTTCGTGGCGGAAACGCTCAACTGGGTCAACGGCTCGGCGTCGACGGCGACGTGCTCGGCCGCCGTGTACGGCGACGTGCCCTCGCTGACGATGGAGCTGTATCTCGACGGGCAGTACATCAAGGCGCGCGGCTGTCGCGGCAACGTCGAGTTTGGCTTGAACGCGAACCAGCAGGCGATCATGTCGTTCGCCATGCAGGGCGTGTACGACTCGGGCACGCTGGGTACGACCGATGTTGCCGACGCGCAGAACCCGAGCTGCAAGGACTACCTGCTGGCGACGCCGCCGCCGGTATTCCGCGCAGGCACGCTCCTGCTCGACACGGTTTCGACCGCGCTGAAGTTCAACAGCCTGCGGCTCAGCCCGAACAACAACGTCGTGGTCCGCGCGAGCGCGATGGACGTCGAAGGCTTCGCGGCTGCGCAGATCCTGTCGCGCAAGTCGTCGATGTCGTTCAACCCGGACGCCGTGCCGCAAGGGACCGTGCCGTGGTGGACGAAGCTGCGCGCCGGAACCACGTTCCGCTTCAACTCGTCGATGGGCACCTCGCCGAGCAAGTTCGGTTTCATCGTCGACGAGGCGTTCATCGAGTCGATCGGCGACGGCGAGCGCGACCCGATCTACGCGCACGAGATCAACGCGCTGTGCTCGTCGGGCGTGTTCGGTTCGGGTACGCTGCGCGAAGGCCGTGACAACGGCATCCTGTTGCTGAACACCTGATCGGAGAACGACACATGCAGGCACGACCGCTGACGAAGTCTTGGGAGTATCAACCCGAGGCCGACGACCCGAGCATCCCCGAGAACGAGCGCGCTTCGTTCACGCTGCACCACCTCAGCGCCGAGGTCGAGGACCGCGTGGCGCAGCTCTACATCGAAGGGCGCGCGCTCGAGGCGTCGCGGATGTCGTTGCTGCACGGCCTGTCCGGCTGGAACAACATCAAGGACGACACCGGCGCGCAGATCGAGTTCCGCCCCGGCCAGAAGCCGATGCGCTGCCACCCGAGGAACCTCGACCACCTCGAGCAGCCCGTGCGGCTGAAGGTCGCCGGGCAGATCTTCTCGGCCACGAAGATCACGGCTGGCGAGGGGGACTGATTCGGGCGGCAGCGGCGATGCTCTATGCACCCGCCGTGTGCCGCGAAGTCGGGCGCGAGTTCCCTGACTGCTCCCAGTGCCAAGGCCGCGACGAGCTGCGCGCTGCGTGGGGCTGCGACGAGCCGGCAGCCGAGCCCGTGTTCAGCGTGACGTGCTCGGCGTGCGCGGGCGAGCGCTGCGAAGAGTGCAACTTCACGGGAGAGGTTGCGTTCCACACCTGTCCGAGTCGCGCGCTGGACAGCCGACCTGATATCTTAGAGGCCGTGCGGCTCTACCAAGCCATGAGTGAGCGCCACCTGCTGCCTCGCGCCGGCGGGCTCGAGGACCAAGCGTGCGCGCTCGGCCGCGTGTGGCAGCTCGTGGACGACGAGCGCGGTCGCATCGACCGCGTGCGCGACGATCACCGGCTGAAGGCGATGGCGGCGAACGCAGCGCGGAGGCAGCAGTGAGCGACCAGGAACTCGAAATCGAGATCCGCCTGCGCGACATGATGTCGTCGGCGATGAAGGACGTGGAGCGTCGGCTCGACGACGTGCAGCGCACCACGGGCACGGTGACCAAGGCCACGTCGCAGATGGCAGACCAGCTCGCGCGCGTGGTCGACGTCAAGCGCATTTTTGTGCAGCAGATCCGCAGCGTGGTGATGAACCTGCTCGGGTCGTTCGGCCTGATCGGCGGGCTCACCGCCGTCGTGAACAAGCTGCGGTCGATGCACGACGAGCACGTCAAGGTGCGCGAGGAACTCGTCAAGGGAAACGCCGCATTCCGCGACTACAACGCGCAGCTCCAGCGTGCGGCCGAGCTGAGCGACCGCCTCCGCGCCGAACGCTTCAAAGCGGCCGGCTTCGGGCAGACCGGCCGGATGGCCGAGGCCGCGCTCGCGTGGTCGAACTCTCGGCCGTCGACGTGGGAGGGGCGCTTCGGTGTCGGCGACGACGAGACCGTCAGTGCGCTCAAAGAGTTCATGTCGATGATGCGCAGCCGTGCACGGCAGCGCGTACTCGACGAGGGCGGCGGCATGGGCTGGCGGTTCTCGGAGGGCACGCAGTTCACGAGCGAGGAGCGCGCGCGGATCGACCGCTACATGTACGAGGAGGCCGAGCTGGAGGCGAAGCGCCTCGAAGCTGCGCGTGGTCGATTCGAGGCCGAAGACCGGCTGGCCACGACAGCGAAGGCGCTAGCTGAACAGCTCAACACCACGGTCGGAGGCATGCAGCTCGGTGTCTCGCCGATCACTGGGGCGCCGTCGTCCAACGACTTCGGATCTTCGTCAGACGCAACGACAAGTCCGTTCGGCCTGGAGCCGTTCGAGGCGTCGGCTTTCCGCTCGCGCGTCGTCAGCGGCATTCGCGGATGGATCGCCAAGACCGTCAAGAGCGTCGGCGACCCGTTCAATTCGCCGTGGTTCCTTGAGCAGGAGAGGCAGCGCGATGACCGGCAGCGCAAGCGCTTCGAGTCGCTGGAGGAGGCGGCTCGCGAGCGCGCGCGCTTCGAGGAGATCCTAGACCGCCAAGCCTCGGCGTCGATGGATCGCGCACGCGAGCTGCGTGCGCGGCTACAAGACATCGGCGCCGAAGAGTTGCGTCGCGGCTCGTTCATGGGAGGCGGCGTGCAGTGGTCCGACGGCTCGATCACGAACACGGGCGTCCTCGGCGGCCTGAAGGATGCCGTCGGCCAGAGCAGCGACATGGGCGCGCAGGGCTACCAGCTCGGCCAGGGCGCCTACAGCTCGTTCGTCAACACGATGGCGTCGTCGCTCGACAACTTTGCCAGCAAGGCACGCAACGCGCGCGAAGCGCTGCGGGACTTCGCCGTTGGCTTCGTGCAGTCGATCATCTCGATGGTGAACCAGATCATCGCCTCGAAGATCGCGCAGGCCATCTTTGGCAAGTTTCTCGGTGACGGTGGAGGTAGTAGCGTGATGGGGCTGAGCGAGCCCGGCGCCGGCAGCGAACTCGGCGCCGGCAGCGAACTCGGCGCCGGCAGCGAACTCGGCGGCAACGTCGACGTCAACGCGCTCGGCGGCGTGTTCTCCGGCGGGCACAAGCTGACGGCGTTCGCGCGCGGCGGCGTGGTGCACGGGCCGCGCGTGTTCGCGATGGCGAACGGCATGGGGCTGATGGGCGAGGCCGGGCCGGAGGCCGTCATGCCGCTCGAGCGAGACTCGCGTGGACGGCTGGGTGTCGTAGCGAGCGGTGGTGGCGGCTCGCCGGTCAACCTGTTCATCAGCGCAGTCGACGGCGCCAGCGTCGAGCGCATGCTATACGAGAACAAGGACGCACTGTGGCAGCTCGTCGCGCTCGGCATGATCCAGCGCGCCGACTTCAGAGGGCAGATGCAAGCGCGATGATCCACTACGTCGACCGCCTGTTGCGCTACTACCAGATGAAGCGCGCCGATCGCGAGCGCGCGCGGCTAGAGGCGTTGATCCTTCCGCCTCGCCCCGACCCCACGCCGCCCCCTCCGCGACAGCGCTGCCATCCCGGCTACTGCCCGCTGCACGGCGGCTACCACGGATCGAGCGGCGTGCGATCGGAGGACGTGGCCCCGCCGCGCGCCTCGAGCGGGATTCAGCCGGGACTGCTCTCCGGCCTGACGCCTCCGCGCATTCGGTGAGGTAGGATCGCGCTCCGTGGCGCAAGACCTCCCCGACTCGGACGCCTTCGCGAACACCTCGTTCGCTGCGCAGCCGCCGTTCTGGTGCTCATGGGTCGGCGCCGAGCCGGCCGCCGCAGGCTGGGGCGCAGCGTGGCTCCACGACGGCTACCTGACGCAGCTTGGAGGTCTCGCGCTGCTCGCCGGCGCGGCATGCACCTTCAGCGACAGCCTCACGGTCGCTGCCGTGAGCGAGCCGCGCGCGTTCGTCTACCGACGCGAGCAGGCGGCCGACGTCGATGTGGACGCATCGTTCCAGGTGAGTCAGTTCCCCGGCTTCACTGGTGGCGGCACGGTGCTGACGCCTGCCAATAGCTTCTTCGCCGTCGGGAAGTTCTCCGTGTTCGCGCGCGTGAGTGCCGGCACGCTGACCGACTCGACGCTCAGCGAACTCAGGTACGTCAACTGCACCGGCTACGAGCTGCGCGCCTCTGTCGGGTTCGTTAGCGGATTCGACATCGTGTTCCAGGTGTGGCGCTGGGTCGCTGGCGTGGCAACGCTGATGGCGGAACAAACCTACGTCGACATCGCGCCGATCACGCTGTTCCAGTTGCCGTTCGGCTTGCGCCTGCGTCTCGAGACGGTAGCCGGCAACCCGACGTTGAAGGCGTACGTCGGACCGCTCTACCTCGCGGGGCTAGGACAGTTTTCGTCGTACCAACTGTTCCAGGCCAACGGATTCACCGTCACGCTCGGCAGCGGGGTCACGAACAGCGCTGGCACGCTGACCGATGCACACGCATCGAAGATCACCGCCGACGGACACGTTGGCTTCGTGATGATGCGTGACCGACAAGTCACGTCGGGCACGTTGGCCTCGTGCAAGGTCGTCGACCTCTGCCACTTCGTGCGCGCGCGCAACCTCGCCGGTGACGTTCAATTCGAGGAGCGCTGGGGACGCATCTACGCGGGCGCGCAGCTCAAGACCGTCTCCGACGGCGTCGCATCAGTTGTTGGTCGGCTCGTCTCCGGCGACTACCTGTACGACCAGCACGCCAGCGCCAGCATCGCGCAGGAGTTCGAGTGGGACTCGGCGAACGAGCGCGCCGTGTGGTCGCCTGCGGCCAGCGCCGTGACGCTGACACGATTCTTCCTCGGCCTGCGCCCCGCCGACAACTCGCACAACCAACGGCGCAGCGTCTCGATCATGTTCGTCTCTGGAGGCTCGGAGCCCGACAGGCAGCGGGCGGGCGTGGTGCTGCGCGCGACGGCTGGAACGGCAGCGACGAGCAACACGGGCTACCTGCTCGCAGCCGAGATCGACTACGCCGGCGCCAACACCTACACGTTGCGCCTCTCGCGCGTGCGCGCCGGAGTCGAAACGCTGCTCGCAACGTCTCCCGGTGCGGGAGTGTTCGTCGAGGGCGTCGCCTTCGAGCTGGACTTGGATTGCCACTCGCATCCCGACTCGCCCGACATCGACGGGCCTGTGCGCATGATCGCCCAGGTGGACGGTTCGCCGGTGACGTGGACGCTGGCCGGTGTCGTAGGCGTGTCGTTGCAGAGCAGCGGCGAGCACGTTCTCGATCAGAGCGCTGACCGCATCCAGTCGGGCTTCGCCGAGGGCTTGTACGCGACGCACCTCGGGCTCAACTCGCGCGACATCGCATTCGACGCGTGGACGCAGGAGGCGCTCGAGGATGGCGCTCTGAGCCCCGACGCGATGGAGTCCATCCCGATCGAGGACGAGGGCACGGCGGTCGGCAGCCTCGACGACGTGTTCCGCACGGAGTTCACGTTCGAGGTCGATCCCGGTTGGGACGTGTCGGAAGTCCCGTTCGAGTCGGGCCACGTCGCCACGCGCCCGCTGTTCCCTGAAGCGCGGCGCGTGTTCAAGTTCGTCAAGCGCGCAGCCACGCCGAGCGAGGTAACGGCGCTGCGGACGTTCTTCAACAGCCATTTCGGCATCGAGACGCCGTTCAACTGGATCGTGCCGCACACTGGAGTCTCGACCAAGGCGGCGATCATGGCCGACACGCTGACCATCGTGAAGCAAACCACCGGCGCCTACGCGGTTGCCTTCGACGTCGTGGAGTTGGGCGCATGAGTCGTTACCTCGCTCCGGCCGCGATCGTCGACGTCAACGCGTTGTCGTCGAAGAACGCGATCACCACGTTGGTTGAGATCGAGGTCGACACCGACCCGCCGACGCGGCTACGCGTGGCGCGCGCGCGGTCGAACATCGCGTGGGGCAAACACACCTACTACGGGTCGAACCTCGAGCTGAGCCCGGCAGAGGAGGACGGCAAGGCATCGTTCAACGAACAGATGCTCACGATCCAGAACGTGACGCGCGAGATCGGCCTACTGGTCGAGGAGCACGATGGCCTCGACGGTCAGCCGGTGACCATCTACAAGGTGCTGTCCTCCGACTTGACGAGCGGGCAGTACGTCACGAAGGACGAGTTCCGCATCATCGAGATCCACATGGGTGACTCGGTCGCGGTAGTGCGTCTCGGCCGAGCGAACCTGTGGCGTGCGACGATCCCCGCCAAGCGGATCATGCGCAACGGCTGTGCGGTGCAGTACAAGGGGCCGCTGTGTGCATACCTCGGCGCGCTGACGCTGTGCAGCAAGGTGCGCGGTGGCGGGACTGGCTGCGAGGCGCACGCGGTTGACAGCACGGACCATCCGGCGCGCTTCAACGGCGCGCCGCTCATGCCGCGCCTCACCGGCCTCGGCGTGAAGAAGAAGTAGACCGCCGTGCTCGACATGCAGTTCCACGACCTGATCGGCGTCCGGTTCGAGGTCGGCTCTGACGACATCGCACGCGGGCTTGACTGCTGGGGCGTGTCGCGCATCGTGCTGCGCCGGCTGGGATTCGTGGACCCTGGCCCGGTAGAGGCGATGACCGTGCAGCCGAAGCGCGTGGCGCTGCGCGCGTCGCCGCACGCGCTCCTGCTGGGTGACGTGCTGAGCATGGAGCTGCCGGAGAGGGACGCAGAGACGGGCGCGTGCCGCCGCGTACGGCACGTCGCGCCGGTCGTCGTGATTGGGCGTCAACCGATGGCGCTCCACGCGCTGAAGGGTAGCCTGTCGTGCTGCCTGCCTCTGCGGCGCCTCGGCGCTGACGCCCAGGTGTACCGCTTCCCTCGCGCATGATCCGCACCATCGAAGTCTCTGATCCGCTGCGACCGCGCGAGACGTCGGTGGTCGACTCGCGCGAGTTCGCGCCCGGAGCGTGCGCGCGCTCGGTCGCTCCGACCGGATTCGACGTCGACCGCGATGATGTCGTAGTCACGCGCAACGGCGAGTCGATCGTTGGCGACCAGCTCGATCTTCAGCTCTTGGACGGCGACTGTGTCGGGTACATGCACGCGCCGCAGGGGATCGAGTGGATCGCCGTGGCGAAGTACCTCGCCATTTCGTTCATGGTCAACGTCGGCGGTCAGTTGCTTCTCGGCATCTTCGCGCCGAAGCCGCCGAAGAGGAACGGCGACGAAGAGAGCCCGACGTACGCCTTCGGAGGCATGTCCAACGCGCTCGGAGAAGGGCAGCCCTATCCGATGGTGTACGGCCAGCGCCGCGTCGCCGGTGTCGTCGTCGGCTACTACACGGAGCTTGTCGGTCCCGGCGTGCAGCGGATCAACGTCTTGTTGATGCTCGCTGGTCACGAGATCGACGGATGGGTCGGCCCGTTGACGGTGACGCAGAGCGACACCGAGGAGCTGAGCGCCGTGCTCGGCTACACCACGGAGGAGCCGCTGGCCGGCTCCGGGCTCGACCTGCTCGGGCTCCAGATCAACGGACAGCCTGCAAGCAAGCAACCGGGCATCGAGGCGTGGACTCGTCGTGGCCGCCTGCACCAAGCGCCCATCCCGAACTTTGCTGAGCAGATCCTCGAGTACACGGTCGGTAGCGCGATCACGGCGCCGGCAGTCACGTTGGGGGCGAGTACGCCAGGGCAGTACACCGCAGGCACGGTGCCGGCGTGGTCGAACATCACGGCCTACGCGATGGGCGACGCGGCGACGAGCATCGCGCTGCGCTTCGGATTCCTGAAGGGCCTGTTCGAGATCGACACGAGCAACGGCGGCGCGATCATCCCGAACTCGGTCGACTTCCAGATCCGCTACCGTCGCGTCGATGGTGGCGGTGTGCCGTTCGGCGACTACATCGTTCTGCCCAAGACGAGCGTGACGTTGTCGTCCCAGTCACCCGTGTTCTTTGACGCGCTGGTCGACTTCGCGAGCGCGTACTCCACGGCTCCGTCGCTAGGCAAGGCGTTGGTCGTCGACGGCATCAATGACATGGCGACGCGTGCGAACTTCGCGGTGCCGACGCAACCGCTGACCGACATCCAAATCACCGTGCTGGCCTACGTCAAGGTCGACACGTCGGTGTCGAACAGCGGCGGCGGGATCGCAGGGCAGCCGTCCATCTGGTCGCACTACAACGGCAGCTATGGATTCAAGGTCGCGGTGTACGACGCGGTCGGAGATACGACCAAGTGCATCGTCGAGGTCGTGCTGGCCGGAGATACGACAGGTGGAGCGACGACCGAGAAGGTGTACCGCACACCTCCTGTCCCGAAGTCGACAGTCACGACCGCGTGGAAGTTCGTCGGTTTTTCGTGGAAGCAAGACCACTCGACGTTCATCGGCGACGTGTTCAACATCACCAAGTACGGTCGGCTGAACATCTACTTTGGGACGGCGCTCGCGGCACAGTTCGACATCCCGTGGAAGGTCTTCGGCAACATTGTGTTCCGTCCTCAGTGGGCGGCGGCGACGACGGCGATCGTCGGGACCGACAATGGCGGCACCAAGTTCTTCGACGGGCTCGTGGACGGCCTGACGATCTACAAGCAAGCGCTCGGAGAGAGCAGCGTGCTCAAGATCGCCAACGCGAAGGACGCGTACGGCAACCCGGCCTATGGAGTGAATCTCAGCGATCCGACGCTTCACGCCCACTACAGGTTCGACAACAACGCCAACGACTCCAGTTCGAACGGCTACCACCTCACGCTGAACGGCGGTGCTAGCGCCGCCAGTGACGGCTACCACTACATCCCCG